ACTTTCCGTGTGCAACTCAACATGATGCTTTCCCGCAGAATCGTCTTGTCGTGATAGAACTGGAATCCCATGAAATCAAGTGGTCTCCCTTTTCTCTTTCCGGTCTTTTTCTCTGTGTAATCGAACCGGAACACCTGCCAGTTTCCTTTCATCTGCAAGTTAAACTTTTCCCGCAAATATCTCTCAATCTCCTGCTGCATCCTGTGGAGTTCCTTTTTGTTCTTTCCGAACACCACCATGTCATCCATATACCGGATATAATGCACCGCTTTCAACTGCTCTTTGATGAAATGGTCAAGAGGCTGCAACATGAAATTTGACAACCACTGCGATGTGTAAAACCCTAAAGGCAACCCGACCTCACTCCCGTCAATTATCAGTTCGAGGATGTACAACATTCTCTCGTCTCTGATTTTCTTCTTGAGCCACGCTTTCAAGACATCATGGTCAACGCTCTCGAAAAAGTGTCGAATATCCATCTTGAGAACATATTTGCAGTTCTTTTTGTCTCGCTGAATCCACCTCTCGATGTACTTTTTCCCATAATGAGCACCCCTGTTCGGTACACTCCCACACGAGAACTCATACATCCCTTTCATGAAAATGTCATAACACGCAGAAACAACAATGTGATGAATCACCTGCTCATAATTGTATCGAGGTTTCTCAATCATTCTCACTTTCCTGCTTGTTCCCTCGTTGATGCAGACTTTCCCGTGTCTTGATGGTTTCCATGCCTTTTCCGGATTCGGTACGTCGTACCCCTCCGGTGCAGTGTTTTCAAGTTGCTCGACGACGTTCTTGACATGTCTCTGAATGTTGGTCGGCTCTAATATCACTGCAACATCCGGACGCTCTGTCTTGCCCTTTGCTGCTTTATGAAATTTTTGCTCAACATTGCTATGTTCTAACATAGGCTTGTACAGGTTATTGACGGATTTCTTTCCCATCTTTCTTATCACCTCAAGGTCTTTCTGATATTCTTACTCGACCCTGCCTGCATCGGTATCATTTCCACTGGTTAGGTGTATTTCAACACCCTGCGGTGTAGGAAAAAGGTGTGCTTTTGGTTAAATGCTCCATAATTTGATAAGATTGGCTCGCCACGATGTTCGTGTTCACGTTCGTCGCAGGGTTGTTCACATTCCAGTACGACAAACCGCACTTCGACCCGTTGCTACGGTTGCCACCGAACAGGGCAAGGACGCACACCGATTCCCCTGTCATGTCAAGGTCATCTTTTTGTCATGTCGGAGATTCTATCACAATTTTTTCTGTTTGTGTCGGATGTGCCTCCCGTTTCCATCATCGTGGAAAATCCCTGTCATGCCGGACACCTCGGAGGGTAAACCCTCCGAACCTCCCTTTTTATTGCGGGGGAGTATCTCCCCCGTTCCCCCTCGCTGCTTACGCAGCAGCAACAGGCGGTTTGCAAGAAAGGCTCGCCACGAAGCTCGTGTACACGTGCGTCGCAGGGTCGTTCACAGACCAGTACGACAAACCGCACTTCGACCCGTTGCCACGGCGGCCACCGAACAGGGCAACTGCAACGATCGTGTTGTTGAACCATAAGCCATCACATTCGTATGTGGTCTCACTTCCGGATGCAACGGTCGGGATTCTTCCGATGTCGGATGCCATTTCCATTCTTGAACAGTAGCCTCCGGATGTTCCGGACGGTGTCAGTCCTGTGTTTGTGTACCCCGCACCTGTTGAGTTGTACGGAGGAACTGCTTTCACATGATACACTCCGTTGATAAGCAGCAGACCTCTCAAACGTTTCCAGTAGTTCGCAAAGAAGTTCTCGCAGTAAAATACTTTGACTGCCTGTGTGGTCGATGTATAACCGAAAAACTGTCCTTTTCCGTTGAGTGTTCCTGTCTGCAAGAAATTGTCGGACTGACTGTTTCCATTTCCAAACTTGCCTTGTGAGTTGGTGCTGCATGTAATCATCGTACACATTTCATACATGAGGTTGATTTCAGAAAATGACTGTTTATCCCATCTGTCACCGTTCTGCTTTGCTGCGGTCGTCTCCTGCTCGTCTGTCATGGACGCTGTCGGTGTGAGACCGGAGAGTGAACGCATCCTGTTGTTGACAACCGAACCCTCGTACATCGGGAAATATGTCACAGGCAGGACATTTCCGTCTGCGTCGGTGTGTGCGTATGCTTTGTATGTGTCATCGTACTGCTCCTCACAGAACACAACAAAATGATAATTGTTCTGTGTCCATCTCTTGACCCAAATCAGAGGAATCTCGGACATTGCATTTCCACCGTATGATGTTTTTGTGATGTCCGATGCTCCTCCGTTCAGCTTGAGAGCATGGTTTTCATGATTCAGTTCATAGTCAACCGTTCCGTCAGTTCTTACCATGACCGGACGGTTTTTCTTTACGAACCAAATATCTCCCCAGTCTCCATAATCGAACCCGCCTCCTGCGAAATTCATTCCTGCGGGTGTCATTCCAACCGCATCATAAAGATATTTGACACGGGTTGCCGGATTGCTGTCGAGGAGGTTGATTCTCATTCCGTATCTTTTCGGTTTTGCTTTTGCGTCCTCGATAATTTTCTTTATGTTGGAAAGAATCTCCTGCGACGTGGATTCTTTCGCCATGAATATTCTGTCACCTGCTGCCATTATTCACTTGCCTCCTTTGTGATTTCCTCAAAATACAACGTACCGTTTGAGATACCCATTCGATACTTGATTTGTGTCGCATCGTCCTCCAGTTCGACAGTCGTTGCCAGTGCTTTCATTTCTGCAAGCAACTCCGTTCCCTTTTTGACCATGTCGTCATAGTACGTTTTTGCATCTTTGTCCATTCCGGTCTTGATTTCTCTGACCTCCTCGATGTCAAATGCGACAGGGAGGCTCATGAACTCGGTCGAACCGTTACCGATTCGGATGATTCTGTGACCGCTTGTCGTGGTTTCGAGACCCAGTTCTCCATCATCGAGAACCCTCTTGCTCTCCGTCCACTCTGCGGTTGTTCCCTTTTTCAGAGTGATTGTTGCTGTTGCCATTCTTTTTCACCTCTTTCTCAAATTGTGTGTGACGTTCCTGCGATGTACTTGTCATAATCGGTCGTGAACGGTGTTCCTCCCTTGACAAGCAGGAGGTCGGTTGATTTTGGTGTTCCTCCATCCACATTGATGTTGATGTCCGTCTCAAGTTCTCTGATGCGTTCATAATAGTCTTTGACTGCTGCCAGTATCGCATCAAGTCCGGACTGACTTATGATGATTTTGTTTGCCTCCTCGGTCGCTGTCAGACATTTCTTTGTCTGCTCGATTGCTGCCTCCATCGCCTCGACACATTTTGCGATCGCCTTTGCGGTGTCATCCTCTCTCCGGCTCTCTTTGATTTCTCTTGCCTTTTCAGCAGCCTCTCTCAACCGCTCCTGTGCCTGTCTGACCGCCTCTGCTGCATCAATGGTGTTCTGTGTGTCCTGTGCGATTTGCAGAGCCTCTCTCGCTGCTGCAATGGTATTCTCCAGTCTTGTGTATTCTCCGGAGTGAATGATTTCCGATTCATCCCGCTGTGACGGAAAAATCTCCATCTCAAACGTCGCACTCGTCAGTAATGCACCATTTTGATACAACTGCACCTCGCACAGTGCTGTTCCGTGAACCTGCAACATGCCTCTTGTGAGAGGAATGAGAGCCTCATTTCCGGACTTTTCTCCATCGTTGTGAACGTGTGTCTTGTCCGGTTTGGTCATGTTGATAATAACCTCCACATTGTCCGGTATCTCATACACGACACCGTCCTCCATGAGCATCACTCCGATGTACCGTGTTCCCATGTCCATCTGTTTCGCTGCAACTGCAAAATGCTGTGTGTCTCCATACAAATCCACTTTGATGTGTCTAATGATTTCCAATTTTCTCACCTCCTCATGACAATTCTTGCTCGGTTCTCTGAACCTCCTCGAATGACAGCCTTGTGTTTGCCAGTTCGACCTTGTTCTTTTCTTTCGTCAACGGGTATTCATAGAATTTCACAATCCTGTGGCTCTCACGGATTCCCGTTGACTTGGAGATCAGCAGCACCGTGTCTCCCAGTGCTATACTGAACACCTCTTTGTACTGTTCTTTTTTCTCCTCGTCCTGCACTGCCTCAACAAGATTGATGATTTCTGCTGTGTACGACCTGTATGGTTTGGAAAGTTCGTCCAGTTTCGCCTCTGCATCCTCTTTCAGTGATTCCGCATCTGTGTATCTTTCATCTTTCCACGTCATCGTTTTCACTTTCTTTGAATACTGGTGATTCTCAACATAATTTTTCCCGTCGATATTCAGCATCAATCCATCTTTCCCTATCGGAATGAGCCTTGTTGCAAAGTCGTATGAGTTTGACTGTACCTGCAACCTCTTGAGGTTCAGACGTTCAATGAAATATGCTCCTCTGTCCTCTCCGTATTTCTCATATACCGAAATTCCCTTGTTCAGAGAATCGAACACCATCTCGCATCTGTACGTTGTGATTGCCTGTTGAGCGACATCCCATGCAGAACAGTTCTGCTCTATCCGGATTGTTCTCTTTTTGGAAACATCGCACCGGATGACTTTCCATCCAGTTCCGTCGATTGCCTCTGTTAGACATTCATCGACCGTCTTTTCCACAGTCTCGAATCCCTGCGGATATTGTTTGCCCTCCAGTTCCTCGACGTTCAATGTTCCGGTGCATTTGTACCATTCCCCGCTCGGCTCGACCTGCTTGATAACAAATTCGTCCGTGTCGGTTCTGATATATCCCTCCTCTTTGATGTCCGCTGCATACCTGTTTGTCTTTCGGAACTCGAATGTGATTTCCTTATCTCCAGTCTTGAGAGTGCTTGTTATGCACGTTTCTTTTATTCCGGATAAAATACACACCTTTTCGTGTGAATCATTGTACAAATCCATCTGACCGCCTCCTATAACCACATAGGTTTATACTGCAATGTGACAAGTGCGTTATTGTCAGAGAAAATGAGATGATGTTCCTTTTCCTGCCCTGTTGTGAGATACGGAAATTCCATCAATGACACATCCTTGAACTTGTTCTCTCCGTCCATCGTTGCGAATCCTGTTTCTCCGTCAATGATGACGGTTGCTCCTCTCGGAATCGTGTCGATAATAATTTCACCGCAGGAAAGACCGTTGATTCTTAACTGCTCAATGTACTCCGTTGCTGTGATTGTCAGTCTGCACGGTGTCGCCCTGTTTCCCTGTGCCTCAAATATTGCCTCATACGCTCCCTGCCAGTTCAAACTCACTTCGTCGCTGAACCAGTACCCCGTGAATTTGAACTCTGCTGTGTACCGTGTTTTCGTTATTGTCTTGCTCAACGAGTTCCCCGTCATATATGCCTTAAAATGGCGACTGTACCCGTCCAGTGTAAGGACAACACCTTTCTGCAACTCTGCATTGAAATCACTGACATGTTTTTGAACCTCGTCTCTGTCTTTTCCTCTGAACAGGACTGTCACTGTCAGTCCGGACAATGGTGTGTATGTTTCGGATTCCGACGGTATCAATGCCCCGTCGAACATCTCCACCGTCACCCCCGTCTGTGGAGGCTCGAAATCAACTGTCAACTGCTTTGCATCGAATGACCGAATGTCTATGCTGTCAATTTTCATGTCCTCACCTCCGTTTTTTTGTTGCTATTGCAAGATTATCACTGACCTTTTCTGTCGTTCTGCTTGCCACTTCGTCTCCGTCAATATAGTTGTGAACCTCGATAAAAGCGTTCACATTCTGATTGATCGCTTTCAGCTTTCGGTCAAGCATTGAGTTTAATTCTGTGTAGAACTCTGCAAGTGGCAAGATTGCCTCTGCTCCTGCCTCTCCTCCGACCATGAGCCTCGTTCCATTCATTCCGAACACTGTCGGACTTGTCATGATTCCTCCTGTTTTGTACCATTCAACACCGAATGACGGTACAGATGGAGGGTTCAGACTGAACGAACCGGATATACTAAAATGTGGCATTTTCAAATGTGGCAATGACCACTCAAAATTGAAAAATCCCTTGATTCTGTCGATAGCATTTGAGACCGCTGTCTTTGCGGATTCCATCTTTTCGCTGAATTTTGCTCGTATGCTCTCCATGACTGAACCGACCGTTGAAAGAGCACCGTTCAATTTTGTCGAGAAAGATGACTTGATGCTGTCGAGTTTTCCACCTGTCAACGTGTTCGCTGTGGACATGAGTGAGTTCATCGTGTCCTTGATGCCTGTGAATGTAGCCGACACAATTCCTTTCATGCCCCCGCCTTTTTCGTTATAGGCAGATTTCATATTTTCCAGTTTTGTGGAAACATTGGTCTTTGCGGTCTCCATGAGATTCGTCGCTGTGTCCTTGATGTTTGTAAACCTCGTTGACCATCCCTGTTTTACGCTCTCGACCTTGTTTGTAAAATCGTTCTTGAGTGACAGGAGTTTGTTGCTCGCATCTGTGTTCCACTGCTGCATCGTCGTTGAAATCGTCGATTTCATGTGAGACCATCCGGTTGACACATAGGACTGTATTCCGGAAATCTTCGTCGTGAAATCGGTTCTGATTTCCGTCAGTTTATTTGATGCGTTTGTTTTCCACTCGGTCATCTTGGATGTGACCGTCGTTTTCATATTCTCCCAACCCTCGGAGACTTTCGTCTTGATTTCCGATGTCTTTTCGGAGAATTTTGTCTTGATTTCTGTCAGTTTTCCTCCCGACAGATTATCAACGAACGTGAATCCGGCTGTGTAATAGCCTTTGATTCCCTCCCATCCTGCTGCAACTGCTCCTTTAATACCGCCCCCGTTTTCCTCATAGGCGGTTTTCATGTTCCCCAGTTTCTCCTTTGCGGTGTCAACTGCTGCCCCCATGAACTTTGTGACAGTATTTTTCACCGCTGAAAACGTCTTTGTCGCTGCTTGTCCGACTGCACTATTCGCAACCGAATCTTTTATCTCGTTCACCTTATTCGTGACCGCCTCTTTTGCTTTCGAGAACGCTCCCGTTATGGTTTCCTTGATTGCGTTGAATTTCTCCTTGACGTTACTCCACAACTCGGATAATTTTTCTTTGACCTTATCCCAGTTTTTATATAAAGCGATTCCTGCTGCGATCAGTCCTGCAATCAGTGTCACAATTAAAATAATCGGACACAGATTCATGACTGCATTGAGGGCGGTCTGTGCCACCGTCATTCCTCCAGTCACTCCGGTCGCTGTCGCTGTTGCTGCGGTATGTGCTGCCTCCGCTGCTGCCCCTGCTGTGTCTGCTGCTGTTCCTGCTGCGGTTGCTGCTGTCTTGGCTGTTATCTTTGCGATGATTCCTCCGACAAACGATGCAAACTGTTGACCTGTTTTCACCGTCGTCGATATTCCCTGTGCTACTTTTCCGAATCCGATTGCTAAAGGACCCACCGCAGCCACCACAAGACCGACCTTGATGATTGTCTGCTGTTGCCCCTCGTCAAGAGAGGTGAACCACTTTGTCAGTTCTTGAATCTTTGTCGTCACCTTTTCGATGACTGGTGCTGCTGCGGTCTGTGCTGTTGTCGCCAGTGTTGACAATGCCAGTTTTGCATTGTTCATCGCTATTGTTGCATTATCAATCGGGTCGAGTGTTCCGTTGTATGTGTCCTCGACCGTCGTTCCATATTCTGACATTGAGGATGACAGGCTTGTGAGGTCAATTCTGTTCTCTCGGATTGCTGTCGCCATTTCCGCAGCACCCTTTTTCCCGAACAGTTCTGTCGCAATCTGTAAAGCCTCTGTGTCCGTCTTTGCGTTCTTAATGCTGCCGATTGTCTCCTCCAGTGCGACATCCATCGACTTTCCCTCGGCTGTTGCGTTCTGCAATGCCTTTTTCAGTCCTGCCAGTGCTGTCGTAGAATCAACACCGTTCGCATCGAATTGAGCCATCAAATTGATTGCTTGTGGTAATGACAACCCCATCTCTTTGAACGCTGAATTGTTATCCAGTACATAACTTTCGAGTTTGTCAACGGAAATTCCTGTCTCCTGTGCTTTTGATGTCAGCAATCCCAACAGATTCCCCGTCTGTGATGTGTCTATGTTCCACGCTTTCATGATTTTGTCCACTTGGTCAACAGACTGTGTCACATTCGTTCCGTTTATGCTCGAAAACTGAATGAATTGCGTTGACAGGCTCTCCAGTTCCTCTCCTGTCGAATGAAATCTCGTGTTTACTTCACCGATAGCCTCTCCGACCGTTGACATGTCCTCCGGCATACTTCCGAAAACATTGTCCGCAGATGCGGTCAATCCCTCCAGTGCCTCTCCGGTCGCTCCGGTCTTTGTCACTATCGTGTCATATCCCTCGTCGAGTTCCTTGAACGCTGCGATTGATGCTGCTCCTATTGCAGCAATTCCCGCAGAAACGACGGACATTTTCTTTCCGAAACTCTCCATCTTTTGTCCTGCTTTGTCACAACCGCTTGCAAATTCATTCAGTTTATGATTTTTCAGTTCCTTGTTTACTTTTTCGAGTTCAGATTCCATCTCGACGAGTGATGCTTTTGATGCGTTCGTCTTTGTGGTCTGATTTGCAAGAGCAGTCTCCGTCTTTCCGATTGCTGTCTCGTTTGCCTTAAATTCCTGCTCCAGTTTGTCGAGTTCCTCTTTCAGTGCCTTTGACTGCTCTGAATTTGCTCCGGTCGCCTTTGTTGAATCCTCATAGGCTTTCTTTGCTGCCTCGACCTTTGTTTTCAATTCCTCCTGCTTTGTCTTTTGGTCTGAAAGTTTCTGTGTGAGTTTTGCTTGTTGCTCACTGTTTAATTGAACGATATTCTTTTGCAGAGTGATTTTTTGAGTGAGGCTCTCGGCTTTCGCCTTGAGTTGGTCTGCTGCCGAACCGAACGCTTTTGCTTGCGTCTGTGCCAGTTTGAACTCACTGGATAACACTTTCATCTGTGACGCAGCGGATTTCATTTGTGACTGATAATCAGACGAATTTGCTGAAATCTTCACGCTTGTATGTGCCATCGGTTCTCCTCCTCTCTGTGTTATGTGTTCTCGTTCACCGTTTCAAGTTCAAATTTCAGATATTTCAGCAGTTCAATGATATTTTCTTTCATGCACTGCCCGTATGATTCCCGCATGAGCCGAATCGCAATTTTTGTCACACGGTCAACGATTTCTCCGCATATCTTCCATGTGTTCTGTTCTTCCTGCTCCTCGTCCTCATACCCATTCTCACGGTCATATTCGTCGAACGCAGATGTCTCTCTTTCGATTGGCTCTGTCTCGACAATGTTCAGCAACGCATCGGAAACAATATCCTGCATGATGAAATGAATCCCCTTTGATGCTGTCAGAAATTCAATGACATCCACCTCACCCAGTTCATCGAGAGACATCCTGTTTCCGAATATCTCTTGAATAATTCTTTTGTTGAAAAACAGTGCATCCGTTATTTTGTCCGAACCGTTTTTCTCCATGAGTGCAGCATATTTCTTGTACTGCTCAACCGTTATGTTATTGATGAATACTTTTCCTGTGCTGCAAGTGATTGTTATTTCCGGAATCACTTGCCACTCTGAAAATTTTTCATCATCTTGTCCATTCTCTTGTTCATTTCCTCTGCGATTCCCATGTCAATCATGTTGAACTCGATGACGATTCCTGCTGCATCCAGTCCGCTCTCTGCGTCCTTTAACTCGTCAACCGTGAACTGATTTCCGTATGCTTTGCAGATGAACAACATCATCGCCTCAATTTCCTGTCGTGAGTATCTTTTTGACGCTCTCTCGGATGTCGCAGCGTCAATCTGTTCTGCAAGTTCGAGATATTCCATGTATGTGTCCGCAGACATTTTCTCCATTTTGAACTCTTTATGATTCACGATAATTTTTCTATTCATTGAATTATCCTCCTGTTATATCCTCTCTTGTTTTACGCTGCTGCGTCCGGTGCTTCCTGCACTTTTGAGAACCAGTCTTTGATTGCTGTTGCTGCATCCGTGTCCTCTGCTACAAGGTTGGATTCATCAACAGATACCTCATACAGATTGTCGATGCTACGCTCGTAGAAACTGCCCTTGATGCTCTTGGTTGTAGGTGACAGTTTTCCCTCTTTAGTGCTTGCCTCCTCGCTGATACCCTCTGCAAACTTTCCGACATAAAGCCACTTGAACTCATATTTCCCGTTGAGTTTTCTTTCTCTCCATCCGACAGCGACCTCCGGTGCTCTGTCGTCAGATGACTTTCTCAAGAATCCTTTCTCGTACAACTGCCCGAACAGAATCACTCTGTCCTGCGGTGCAAGAGCATTGATCTCCAGTTCGACATCTGTTCCCTCGTATGAGGTGATGACCTCCTCGGTGTTATCGTCGGAGTAGATTTTCTCACTTGTCCACTTTTCATCAATTTTCGCTTTGATTGCCCTCGCTAATTTCACCGGAGTTCCGGCTGTGTATGCTGTTGCAGTATTGCTCTGCACCAGTGCGATGTAGAAATCTTTCAGACCGCAAGTTCTACTCCTTACAATCTGCTGTGTGGTTTCATTTACCTGTGTTACTGTTTCGCTCATGATTTTTCCTCGCTTTCATAATATTTTGTGAATCGCTGTGCTTTCATATAGATTCCATCTTCCGGTTTTGAATCGTCTCCGTTTCTCCCCTCGAATGAGAACCCATTCTCTTTCATGAGAGACTTGATTTCCCTTGCCAGTTCCACCTCGTCCTCCTTTGAGAAAATGGTGATTTGCAAGGAAAGTGTCACTCCCTCCGCATCATCATCCGAAAAATTGTCATCGGTTTCGCCCAAATCCCACAATGTCACATGACATTTGTTGAGGTCTTTGTCATACCACCCCTGCATCACGGTGATTCCTCTGTCCTCTATCGGCTTGAGTGCGTCTGATGCGTCTTTTATAATGTCCGGACTGCTGTCCATGCTTATCACCCCACTGTCCTGTCTAAATACGCTTGATATTCCTGTTCTGCTATCTTTTGCAGTTCTGCATCTGCCTCCCTGCCTGTTGCATATATGAACTCTTGTGGCGGTCTGTAAATCGTTCCCCAGTTAATAAAACGGACGTAGAAATGACCGCCCTCGTCCTGTGTGTTCTTTTCCCATCCGACATCTGCTGTCGCTCCCGTACCGTTCACCTTTACTTTCCCGATAGGGATTTCATCTGCTGCATGTGCGGACACGGATGATTTTGAACCGAACCCTCGCCCACTTTTTTTGATGTCCTTTGACTTTGGGATTTTTCCGTACATGATTCTCTGTACAACCGGTTCACCTTTTTCAGCGATCGTTTTATTTACCTGTGCAATATCTTCATCCGATGCAGCACTTTCAAACGCTTTCACCAGTTCCTCCAGTCCTTTGAACTCCATGTCAATTTTCATGTCCTCACCTCCGTGTCAGAATGTGACACCTATGCAACCGCACGACATTTCACAAGCACCCATCCGTTATCTGTGAACATCGGTGATGCGTCATAGATGTCGAATCGTGTTCCGTCATACTCTGCATAGAACTCTTTCATTTTCTTTCTGACCTCTTTCATCCGCTTGCAATTCCGAACCTTGAAAACAATGGTGTTCTCAAGACCTGCTTGCAGTGCTGTGTATTTCTCATTTGTTCCCAAACTCTGAACATCGCACCAACACTCATAAAACACCTCTGTTGTCGGTTCTTTCCTGCCCGCCTTGATTTCTGTGGTCACTCTGATTATTTTCACCCGTCCGGTCATTCACTGCTCCCTCCATACTTTTCATTGAGTAGCATGGTTGAGACCGCATTTGTGAGTTGCTGTGTACCGTTCTGATACTTCTCCCTGTGGTCGTACAATTCCTTGACGAAAGAATATACAAGCAATCTCTGACGGGCGGTCAAATTGTATGGGTCGAAATTCGGAATCAGTTCCATCAACTCCTCTGATGCAATCGCCTCAACCATAGTCTCGACAATGTCCTTGTCGTCGTCATAGTCGATGTGATTGTATTTCATGCAGTCCTCAACCAGTTTGTCTCTATACTCTTTCTTTTCCTCGTCCGTCATTTCATTCACCTGCTTTCAATCACAGGGCGGGTGTTCCCGCCCTGCTGCATTTCTTATCCCTGCACAACTTCCGTGATGTTGCCTTTGATGATTGCTCCATCATCAACAGGCTGCACGTCAAAACGGTCACGAACCTTGATTCCGGTCATGTCTTTCTCCCACAAACCTGCTGCCTTGTCGTTCATGTCGATGGTGATGACATTTCTGTCAAATAATGTGATAGCCTCTTTTAAGTCGCCCATATACACGGGATGCTTGTATGCGGACACCTTTGCATCGACTGTCGTTTCCTGCTCCTGTCCTTTGCAAGTTACAACATACTTTCCTTTCACGACTTTCCATGCTGTTACGTCGGACGTTGCTGATGCGTCGATTGCTGTGGTTGTTCCGTCGATTGCTAATTTGCTACCGGAGATTGTGAACGCAGGTGAGTACACTGGTTCAGATTTCACAGTCCTGTTTGACACCTTGACAATCGGATATTTACCGAACAACATCATCTGTGTCGGCTGTGTAGGATTCGGCTGCAAAATGTACTTTCCATCCTTATCCTTTAACTTGTCGAGATAGTTGTACCCGTTCTGATTTGCGATGACCATTGCTCCGGTTGTGATAGCAGGGTCGAGACCCACGTTGAACACGTCCTTGAGGCTGTCGATTGTGGAAATCACAACCTCTTTTCCCTTTGTCATCTCATCCGCAACCTTGAGAATCATCGCATTTCTTGTCGCCTTTGTTTTCTTGGCAATCCATTTGTTGATGTATGCCATGACATTGGCTGCGGTGTCCTCAAACAGTTCTGCGGTGATTTTTAAGATGCCACCTTTTTTCTTGATTGCATACACAATCTTTTTGAACTTCGGCTCATCCATGTCGGGGAAATCCGCCTCCTCGTCCACATTATCGAACGGAGTGGAATCTGCATCGACCTCAATGTTTCGAGAACCGCTCTTTGTGGTCACTCCCTCCACATTGACATACTGCTCCAGATTGTCCTCTGAACGTCTTAACTCGATGATGTCTGTTCTGATGTCCTCCGGAACGGTGACACCGATTCCCATTTCATCATCGTCTCCCTTTGTGGTGTCTGTGCTTAACGCATCCTTGTACACCTTGACATCTCCCTCGTCCGGTTCTCTCTTTAAGAATCCGCACTTGACGATATTGACGAACGCTTTCACGAGGTTTTTCTTGTCTGCTTTTGCCCCGATGGTCTTTGCTGTTCCCGTCGCCACCTTGTCCTCGATCTCCTCATGTTCCTCCTCGTCCAAATCGAACAGGAGGTCAAACTTTTCCTGTAACTCTTTGAGTTCCTCTTTTGCTGCCTTTGCCTTGTCGAGTTTTCCATCGTTCACAAGGCTCTTGACCTCATTCTTTTTGTCGTTGATTGCTTTCAACAGTTTCTGCATTTCCTTGTTCATGAATCATGT